TGGATAATACTCAAAGTGTATCTTTACATCAAAGTCTATAGGGTTATCAGTTGTAGTAAGGTTCAGCTGAATAAAGGTATCCGCTCCATCCTTCTGCGTGATTATGAATGGTCTTCCAGCCTTTTTACTATCTGTTACCTCTGACATTCTACACTGACTAGCATCATTTACTGTATATGGTTGAGTGTATACTTGGTCTTTTGTAAAAAATGTTCCAACTGGCATTCCGCTCAATACCGCTCCATCAGCCGATAAGTTAACAGTGTTGGTCCCATCGTACAGAGTGGCATACATATTAGTACAATTGGTTAATGTCCCAACTCTAGTAATGATTGCCCACTGGTCAGTGATAACAACTGTTCCTTCTACCTGTAGAACATTAGCAGAGATTGCCCCTGTTCCTCCGACTGTAAGCTCTTTATCAATGTGATATCCGTTACCACGAGCTATCATTTCAGCAGCACAGTTGTCCTGTTCAGCCCCTGTTATGAGCTTAAGCAGATTGTTTGATGATTGAGTGATAGTCATATATTTTTAGTAAAGTTTTTTTGTGATATATTTTATCGCACTCTTTAATATATCTATATCTTCATTCAGAAGTCCTATTGCCATGTTACACCTAGCACACAATAAACCTCTTACTTCGCCCGTCTCGTGGTCATGGTCTACTGCTAATAATTTCGTCTTACCTAGCCTGATAGATGTTTCCTCTTCTCCACATATAGCACATACCCCATTCTGTTCTTCTAGCATTAAATCGTAATCCTCTAATGTTAATCCAAACTTCTGCATTAAATTAACTTCTCTGTGGAATTCTGACCATTCTTCCTTAGACATCTTTTCTTTTAATTTATCCCTATGCGCTTTTGTATATTGACAACTCTTATTCCTGTTATTCTTTCTCCATTTTTCCGTACGTACAAAGTGGCAATCCTTGCATTCTCCATATAAACTCCCAGCCCTAGGTCCACTTTTATAAGAATAGAATTGGTCCAAAGCTTTATCATCTCCGCATTTTGTACATTTCTTTTTTGTCATAATTACTTATATATTAGCATCAATATAGCTTTTTTGTATAAACTGTAAGGTCAGCATCGTTTCCTCCCCCAGCCGATGTAACGTACTTAACCCTCAAGTATTTAACTGGAAGAACTGTATCAAGAATTCCAATGAAGTCTGTATCTACAAAGCTAGCTGAACCAGTCAAAGCGTTAGTAACGTCTTGGTAGTCACAACTTGCTGCGGCAGTACCATCATCTTGAACAGAAGCCTCAAAGGTAACAGTCAATACATCGGTTGGTGCAGCTCCACTTGTCTCTCCCTGTATACCAACATACTTAACACCTGCCATATCTATATAAGCGTATGTAGTTGTGTTTGCAGTAATGTTTGTCTCATCTATTAGGGTCTCACTAACGTACTGTTGGTTTAGAGGATTAACCTCTGCTGTTCTATCTGACTGTGTAGAACTATCATAAGCTTCACTTCTAGTCTCAAGTCTACGCTTAGCTGTCATTTTAAGTGCTCCTTTGTCTCCATCATCTACTTCATCATCAGTAGTATCATAGAATCCCATAACAACTTGCCCTTGGTCTGTTCCAGCTGTGAACGCAGAATCGTCTACATCAGCTCCTCCCACTGTTTGGTCAGATGGCAAAACAACTGGAATAGAAGCCGCCATAGCCTTTTGTCCCAATGTAACCGCTGTTCCCCCCACTTTAGCTACATTTACGTCTGAAGCGATTCCACCACCACCTGATCCTGATGTATTTGTCTCAACCTTATAAGCAGTAGAAGTTAAAGTGACTGAAGCATCAGCTTTTACACCGTAAATCGCTCCTGTTCTATAATCCACACAGTATTCACCATTGGCGAATCCTTCAGTAATTGCCGCTGCTTTAACCGTTCCTGTTAATCTATCGTTACGCTCCGCTATGATGTTAGGGAACTTTACCTCAGTTGTAAGAGCCGTAGAAGTAAAAGATAGAGAAGTATCATTATAAGTTCCTGTAACGTCTCCTAGGGCGTTCTTTACATTCCTATAAGCTAGTTTACCTACTACTACAACTCCAGCAGCTTGTCCTGCATCAATTGTATAAACTCCTGAATTATAGAAATATAGTTGAACAGTTTCGCCTGTTACGGGTGTAATGGCATCTGTTCCTACGTTATCAACTGGAAGCCTTCTCTGCTCACTGACCTCTAGTTGTTGTCCTGTGTTAAGTAATGTCATATTGTTTTTAATTAAATGATTTCTATAATCTCTTTATGAGGAGAGCGATTTTTATCACCCCCTCTCTCCCTAAAAAAAAGATTAAGCTATTGTTCCTCCGTTGTTAGCGCAAACTACCCAACCATCAGCTGCTTCATCCCAAATCATTTCACAACCTTTTCCCAAAGGATTAGCTGCGAATGTAATCTGAGTTCCACCAATCATCTTAGCTGGAGTAATCTTTACTGAATCAGCTGCATTGCCTACGACTGAAACGATAAACTTTTTAATTTGTCCATCTTCATCACCGTCTGCAAGAGTAACTGCATCTTCATCTGTATCTCCGTTGGTAGTAATTTTAGAAACTATTGTAGCAATAGAAGCCGCAACTCCTTCTGAGGTTGCTGCTAATACTTCTGTAGAAAGATAAAGAATCTTCGCTAGACCTACTCCGTTACTTTCAATAGAGCAAACTTCTTCCAAAGCTCCGCTACCGTTCATTACGTTATAGACCAATGCTCCTTCTTCACTACCATCAGTAGGGTCTGCAATAAATCCTTGTATTACTGCATACTGAGTTTCGTTACCACCATCATCATTACCTACGAATACAATGTTCCCTAGGTTATCATCCGCTGCTGGAGAAGCTGAATCAAGATTCATTACTATCCCTCCTCCAGATGCACCGTCGTCTTCTACGTAAACCTCAAGACCAGACTGAGGACCTGCATTTACATGGACACCTTCGCTCCCTTTAGGAGTAAGGTTAATACCAATATTAGTGTCGTCACCTATTGCTGTAATAGCTGGACTATCCCCTATAGCTGCATTCCCAATATCAATATTGTTTATAGCTGCTGTCGTTACCGTAAAGTCTAGTAATTCATTGCCATTACTGTCTGTAATACCACCACTGGCATCAAATTCAATATCAGCAACTACCTCACCATTTTCATTAACGATTTCCTCACCTGCCACATAAAGTGGTCCTGAAAAATGTGTATCTCCCATGTTTTAAATTGTTAAGGGATATAAAGATGGAGCTGTTTATATCAGCCGTAGCTTTCCTCTCTAGCCCTCACTAGAGGTCAAGCAGCCCCACCAGAGGTCTTTATAGACCTGTAGATCCTACAGTTCCAAAGTAGTCAGTCGCTCCTTGTGTCTGAACGAATCTAACTTTCTCGTACATATTTCCTGTGTCTTCGTCGATGTACATTCTCATGCTTGGTTGTGCTTTCTGGTAAGCAGTAAGAGTGTGGAACATCTTCTCTGAACACATGAAGTATGCAGATGTTGAACTATCATCAAGTAGTGGCCATTCAATAATCTTGATGTTCAAGCTATTGATGAAGTTCTTTGAACGATCAGCTGTTGTTGGATCGTCTGGAGAACTGATTAGTTCCCAAGCAGTCATCTTAAGTGCAGTTGGCACTACTAGATAAGCTGTTTGTAAAGGCATCTTTAGTCCATCATGTGCCTTCATTTGCTTAAGAGCGATATACATCTCGTTAAGCTTGTCTTTTGTCATCGCACCTGTAATCAGGTTTGATTGTGTTACTCCTGTATCTGATACTTCGTGAGAAGCAGAGAATAGATACTCACCGTCCCAAGTTGTTGTTGTAGCGAACCCTCCTGAAAGAGTTTGTTCCATCAACAGATCTTGTTTGTATCTAGCTCTGTATCCAGCCATCCTCATTTCTTTCATTGTAGAACCGTAGTTTGAGAAATCCATCATTAGTTCTGTGATTCCAAACTTCTTCTTGTATTCAAGAGATGTGAATGTTTGTGTTCCAAGTTCACGGATCTGAGCTTCTGGATAATCAGCTCCTTCTGCAACTTGTGGAATGTCTCCATCAGTCGTTACTACAGACTCTTTCTCATTGAGACGATCTGGAGTGTCGATGTTGAAGATCATTTGACCATGTGGGGTATATGACTCGTATCCAGAAAGAAACTCTTTCTTTACGAGCAAGTCAACCTCACTTGGTTTAAGACTTGTAAAACTCATAGTCTATAATCGTTAATAAATTAGTTAGTTGGATTTGCGATAACTTCCATTACACCTGATGTAGTTTCGAAGTTGCCTGCACCACCCTGAGGACGTTTAATCCTTAGGAATCCGTTTGCAGTGTCATTTTCATCTACAGTAATTACTCCTGTATTTACATCTACTGTAACTAGAGTATCAATTACTGCTTGTACTAGGTTGGCTGGAGTTGTCGCAGTCCCTTCTAGTATCATGTTTGGAGCGTATTGAAGTTTTACCGTTCCATCTACACCAGCTGTTTCATCTGAAGCACTTAGTGCGATGTAAACACGATAAGCAGCAGCTATAACTTCTGCATTAGCAATCAATCGTACATACCCTGGATTAACATCATCAGGGATTACTAGATCACCAATAGCAATAGAAGCAGCTGTTCCTGCTACAACATCTTTTACTACTCCTACAGCATCTTCTCCATTGAGAGTGCCTCGGAATCTAAAATCTGCCATGTTTTACTTTGGTTAAAGAATTATTCTGGCTTCACGTCTTTTAAAGGTGGAAGTGATAATACACTTACTCCTTTATTATCGACGCTTGAACGCTCTTGGATCGTTGCGATCTCTCGAGCGAATTCCTTCAACTCTATACCTCTGGACTTTGCAAACTCTGCTAAACCAGCTGATACCTTGACTATCTTGGAATCTACTGGGGCTGGTGCTTCTCCTCCTCCAGCTGTATTATGCGAGATTGGTTTAGCTGATACCTTCTCATCGTTGACGACTCTTGCTGCTGATCTTGCAGCTGCGTCTTCATCAGCTTCTACTCCAGATAGGACATCGAAAGTCTTTTTAAACTTCTCCGTCTCATCTGCATTAAACCCAAACTCTACAGCTTTCTGGTCGAGATACTTATCTCGGTTAGTTACAATCTGTTTTTCAATCAGTTCTGCTCGAGCTTTAATACGCTCTTCTTCCCTGATCTTTTCCAAATCAAGTCCTTCTGTCTTCGTTACTGGCTTATCAGACATGATTTGATCGTACTGCGTTCCGAACTTGCTTTTTACATACTTCTCCATTGAAGGATCAGATTGTATTTTAGCTTTGATCTTGTCTCTAGCTACTTCACTTTCCATTGCTAGATCCATTAGATCCTCGTATGCAGCTTTCTTGTCATTACCAAGTTTCTCAATTACGGCTCCAACATTACCACCCTTACCTTCCTCGGCTTTTGCCTCTGGTGTAGGCGCATCGTTTTTAATAGCGGTGTCTTCCGCTCCACCTGTTTGCTCAGTTTGCACTGGCTCGACGGTGTCCTTCGTTACCTCGACCTGAATGTCGTCGGTTGAAGATGTTTCATCCATTGTATAGATGTTAAAAAATATATGAACCTATGTGGCTCAGGGCAATCCATTAGCGTGAACTGCACCTAAGCTACATAGTTTGTGATATTCGACGACGTTTGTATTCCGCCATCTCTTCCTTGATTTTAAAGGTCCTCTTTCTTTCGTTAGCTCTTGCAGTGATTACTGACTTTAAATCAGATATGAATCTCTGACAGAGCTTTTTCTCAGCCAACAGGGTTAGGTTGCTCTCCTGGCCTAGCAGTTTGCGGTATATTTTGTGGAGCCAATGTGTCTCCAGTGATTTGATTAGCTTCTGGTTTATCTCCTCCAAACGAGTTACCCACCATACCTCCAGTGCTCGGATTGCTTCGTCTGGTAGATACTTCTTGAGTCGTGCCCATTCCTTCCTCTCCATCGGTGGTTTGTGCAGTTTTTCTGTCAACATAGACCTTTTGGTTAATTATATTTTTAACTGTCATCTCTAAATGCTTATTAAGAGCTTCTTTAGCTTGTTTACCTAGATCCTTGAATACTTTAGATCCCATAAACAATACGTGCTCTCCGTAATGGGATTCACTATCTTCACCCTGCTTAATAGTTGGAACGATACCTGCTGCAACTAAGTCATGCTCTGCATCGATCTCATCAAGTTCTACTCCAGTCTTCTCTATTACTGGGAAGATATCCTGTAACTCATCACCTAATCCAAGGTTCTTAGCCATATATTTCATTAGTTCTGAGAAGTCCATTGTTCCGAATATCTCTTGTATCAAACTAGGATTAGTCTGAGCTAAGTTACTTAGGGTGCTCATAGTTGTCTGTAGGAGCATCATTAGCTTCTCAGTCTGATCTCTCTTCAATTCTTCATCTTTCTGAGCTGAGATGATCTCTATTTCATCTATATCGAATGTATTTGTAATCTTTTTATTAAGATTGAATTTATCAATCGCTCCTTGCTGTTTTACGAACTTAACTCCTGAATCAGGTTTATTCTGCACAGCTTTGTATCCTTTCACCTTAACAAGTGGGTAAACGATCTTCTTATCTTCTCTAATAGGTTCTGATAGCTCATTCTTTATGTAAGATAATGTCTGTCTAGTCATATAGAATTCAGCATCGTAGATATTCTGCTTAGTAGAAGCGTCAATACTCTTATTAAGTGTCTGCATTTTAGCCAATGTTTGAGTAGCTAATTGATTAGGATTTGAATAAAGAGCTGTTGTATCGTCTGAAGTAACAGCTATTCTTGAGTTCTCAACCATCTGAATCATTGACATTACTCCTTGTGTAATACCTCCTCCTGGTCTTAATGGCATAATATGATCCTGTAGTTTACCGTTTACTGGTCCTCTTACATCAAATATAGCTCCAGATTGTAGTTCATGCTCTTCAGGATTGAAGTTAATATCCCCATCTACTACTAATGCTGGCTGAACTTGTAGCATTGCGTCATCTATTGCTAGGTTCATTATCTTCTCTCTAAACAGATTATATGGAAGATTAAGCTCTATCTCACCCATTCCGTTGATAGTGTCTCCTCTTTGGATATTCCTGTACTGATGAAATGGAAACTCTTTATGTGATAGCTCAATACCATCTGGTGAGTTGTAGATTTCAATTCCTCCAGAGGCGTTGATTGAGTATATATCGTTTTCAACATCATAGTATTCTAATACGGTTACGAATTCTTTCTGTGAAGTAAGCTCTTCTGTTTCATGCTTCTTCTTGAACTTATCGTCATACCAAACATTAGTATCTCCCCATGTAGTAGGACTTACTTGATCTACGTTCTTATACTTAGGATCACTGTATATTCGTCTAAATGTATCTATTTGGAAGATTTTCTTTCTAAATACCCACGGACATTGATTCAATCCAGTATGATCGTGTAAGTTCTGGAACCCTGGAGCTGGAAACAAATGTCTCCAATCTACATGCTCAGAAGCTACTCCTCTATATTTTGTGTACCATTTATCTTTCTTCCTATCGTATTGAGTGTATCTATTAGGAACTACACATATTGCTGAATTACCATATCCAGCTGTATGCCATAGAGCTTGCATTCGTGTACGAGTCATATTTGCTACACGTTGAAAATGATCCAGTGTAGACTGCATCGTTAATCCTTCATCTCCGTTCATTGTTGCTCTAGCTTCTGGAATAACACTAAGGAAGTTGTTATATCTACGCAAAAGATACCCCATTGTTTCAGGGAATCTGTATGCTGCGTGTCCTTCTTCACCTCTTTCAAGGTGTCGTTCAAATTCATAAAGCCACCAAGAAGCCTTCTCTATACGAGATAGCTCATCTTGTTTAGCTTCCCAGGCAAATTGCCACCTTTTCTGTATTTCATTATTATCTATCATAGGGAAATCACGGTTACTCTCCGTGGGTTTTTCCCTTTTCGAGATAATTACTACCTTTATTTTAACTTATTTTACCATTTAAGTAAACATAAGTTACAGCTTAATCCTCTCAGTTATACGTTCTATGAATACTGGCTCTCCATTCTGAATAACAATAGTTATCGTACAGTATGGATTATCTTCCATGTACTCTACTAACTTCTGTATCTTTAAGTTTACTGGTTTTAGCATTTAGGTGTACGTAGGTTTAAGGTTTTATTCCTGATAGATCTAACTGATCTCTGCTTTCCTCTTGGTCTGAAATAGTAATCTTCCATCAATAATCTATGTAAATCCTCTATTAAGTGATCATCCTTGTCTACTGGATTAGGATTAGGATCTTTCTTATCCTTGCTCTTCCCTTGGTATTCGTCCCATACATAGTGTAATAACTCTTTAATTAGTCCCTGACAATTAGAGAATATGTAAAACTCTGGTTCTACTACAAGTTTGCCCTCTTTTAATTCGTATTTAAGAGCTGAATCTGTCCTTCTAATACATTCATGCAACTTCTTACTACCTCGCTTAAATCGTAATCCATGCCCTTCTAATCGATCTGCATATGATTTTTCGTTCGTTCTCTTGTCATCGTTAAATGCTGATGGATCTATCAATCTATCTATTATTCTCATATGTCCATCCTCTTCTTTCTTCATAATCTTGGCTGCAACTTCCTTATCTGTCCCTGTAAACATCAATTCATCAATGATGTACTTACGTCCCTTTTCATCAATTGCCATCCAGAGGAGTGCATCAGGAACCCTAGAATGAGTATCTAATGCCATTGCCACACAGAAATCGTTCTCATCTATATCAAATGGCTCTATTACATGAATCTTTGGTTCGAACTTCTTGTGAACTAATCCAAGTAAATGTCCGAACTTTCCATTCACACGAGCTTCAAACTCTACTTCTGGATATTGGGAGATCATTCTATCGATATCTATTTCCTTAAGAATTCCCCTAGTTCCTTCTCTCTCTTCACAGTTCTCCCATACATCTGCTGTGACATAATCAATCGTCTTCCCGTCTCTTTTATCGTAAAGATCATCTTTAATCCACGCTGAATACTTCAATGGAGTAAATCCCCAATAGACTATCGCTCCTCTTCTACAACGAGCTATTGAGGCTAGATATATATCATTTGGAGCTGGCTCGTCAAAATAAAGGAATCCTAGATCTGTTGATTCAAACTCTTTAGCATTCTGTTCTGTTGTCATTAAATCAAATTCAAATCCTGTATCAGTCATCCACTTAGCTTCGAATTGCTTCCCTTCCTTCCTTGTATCGTAATGAATGTCGAATCTATTTGCTGGGAACCATAGCTTTAATTCTGGAACAATCTTCTCTTTAATCGTTGTGGGATCAGATATAATTCTCCCTTTCTTCAAATAAGGGAAATCTTTATACAGAGGATAATCAAAAAAAGAATCAGGTGCTTCTCCCCATTCTTCTTTCCATCTACTTCTAGTAGTATCGTGATCTACTGGTCCGAAACAGATTGCTCTTGTTATCATTGCACAAGTTGCTGACTTCCCTACTCCATTAGCAGCACAAAACATATTGATGAAGGATTCGTTATTCCCTACCATCTTAATGAATTCTTCTCCTTTGCTATTAGGAACAAAAGTTTCTGCTAGGTTCTCATTACTTCTTCTTTCCAGTTCCGCTTGTATCTCCAATAACTCCTGTAATGAGTTCCGAGGCACGTTCTCTAAGTTCTTCATCACTAGCTCCTTTAAACTTGTGTTCATGTTTTTCTGCAGCATGTCTTCCTTTTATTTTATTATATTCGTTTATTGCAGCTCTCTTTGGATTGTATTCTGCATTTTGTCTAATTATATGAGCTAATTCTAAATCTACTTCTTCGTCATTTAAGTGATGTTTATCGAGTAATTCCCTTATTCTCTCGTTAATGTAAACCTTTGTTAGGTTGTCGTGAGCTATAACTCTAGCTGTTTGATTCCATCCTGGTTTATCTTGATCTACGTTATAAGCTGCTAATACTGCTTTTATTTTATCGAATGTTTCTACGTATACATTACAAAAGAGCTCTTCTTTATCAGTAAGAACATGTCCACTCTTGGTTTTACTATTTAACGGTGTCTCTAGTGTTGATTTTGGCATATTTTTTATTTTAAAGTATCATACAACATTACTACTCCTAAACAAAAGAAGAACAATCCAACTATACTTTTATCATCTCCGTAAAATCCAGCTGCTCCTGCTATGAGGATTAGAATTGATATACAACCCTTTTCTTCTTTTTTAGTGACCATTTACTTCTTGTTAAGTTTTTTAGACTCTCTCCCCCCAACGTGAGTTGGGGAGCCTCATTCCTATGAAAACCTGTTTTTAGACGGGCTTTCGAAGTTCTGACTCCAGTGTTCAAAGCTGGAGAGGGAAAGTCTAAATCTCAGAACCCTTGACTCGATTTCTTCACTATTCGACTACTGTTAGTGCTTTAGTTTATAGAGGTTAAGTCCTCGGGCTTGCACCTTGTTAATCGTATTGAAATTAAGACAAGAGCGCTAATTTCGTTTTTCCCCTTGATTTCTCAAGGGTTCCAAGATCTATTCGTTGCTTATCTTGTTGATCATCTCTGATACTAGGGCTTTCAAATGCCCTTCCGTGAACACTCCTTTAATCTTTTCTAATTCGTTTATTACTGCTGCTTTCGATGTAATCCTAGCTAGATTGTCATCTGTTTTAGCATCTAGGATAACCCTTCGGTATCTAGCATCCATTACTGGACGATACAGCTTATCGCACAATCCTTTAAATAAAAGCTGCCAGTCGTTAATACTAGTTTCTTCTTTAACTTCTTCTACTTCAGCCACCTCTTCAGGAGCTTCTCCTTCCCATGAAGCTAAAACCTCAGGCTTTAATCCTGCTGCTAACATCTTCTCAATCAATGACGGTGCTTCCCATCCGTGGTAAGGCTTTTTACCTACAACTTCTTTGTATTTTTCTTGTAAGAACTTAATTTCCATTTTTAGTATTGTTAAGTATTTTTTTATAAACATGTTCAGTAGCGCTGTCTCCTTCTTTGACGGCCTTTTCTAATCCTTCGTGGATAATTTTCTGCTCTTCATCTTTAGAAATCTTATCAAACTCTTTAACATCCGTAGTTCCTTGATCGTCTACGATATGCCTTGTGTTACTAGCGTTTGGTTTATCTCTACGAACCAATGGTGTTCTACCTGAGAATCCTTTTACAATTACGTGAACCATAAATTATTTATTTAAAGGAATTGGATCCATTTGTATATTCTCCGCTTCAAGTTTAAACAAAATAGCGTCGATTGCATCATCGTACGCAGTTTCTAGCTTTCTTAAATCGTCAACCGAATCAGAACTAGAAATACTGATCTTCTTATAATTCTTTGATGAGTCGAAAACAAATTTCATAAACTGAGGTTTAAGGTGGTAGGATTGCCCTTCAGAGTTCCTACCAGACTCCGTTGTCTCTCGGCATATTCCTATGAAAAACTTATTGTATGCAATCTTTACCTGCATATACAATATACCAAAACAAGGCAGAGTTGTAAACTATTTCTTTAAATACAAAACTCCAAGGATTCCGACAGGAGACATCATCCCCATCGTAAATAATCCCAAAACAAAATCTTGCGTTTCCAACATATCCCCCAAAAGGAACAGAAACATGTAGACGGTCAGGATTATACAGTACCAAGCTAGTCCTTTCATGATAAAAGGGTTAGATAATAGATGTTTGTGGCTTAACAAGAACACTATCCCTTAACTCTTCCATAAGGGCTTCGTCTTGTTTTAAAAACTTTTGAAATTTCTTACAATCACCGCACACTGATTTTATGTGGAACGTATATTTAGCATCTCCAGCCCATTGCCTTCTTGTTTCTTTGAAAGGAACAAATGTTTTTAATTCGTTACTCCCATCGCAATACTTACATTTAAACATAGTTTTTTAGTTATTTATTTTCGATTATTGTGTTTAATTTCTTACTCCAATACTCCTTGCTCTTTCTACTTGCCATACTATTCAACACTAGGGCGTTCTTGAATGAAACAATTGTGCTGAATATCACCCTACAAGAGAAACACGTCTTTTCTTCAAAATCATCGTGATACTCCTTTTCTTTAAAACCGTTCTTACAAAATTGGCATTTTTTCATAACATTATTGTTAATAAATTATTCATACATTCCATTTCTATAATTAAGACCTACTGTTTTCTCGTCTCCGAACCTATTCTTGTGGCAAACAAACAACGTCTTCCCATCACTAGGTGCTGCATCATCATCAAATTCAGACAATTCTGCTGTATCATTTCTTGGATACCAAAGCTGAAACAATAAACTCGTTAAGTTTCTAATGTCAGCACTTCCTGCAATATCATTCACTGACCTTGGCTTGGTTGAGGCTCCAGCCTGTCCCTTGTTGAAGTGACTTAACAGTAGTAGCGGAACCTGGTGTTGTTTTGCTATTTGTGATAGATCAGATAGAAGCTTGCTATATTCTTCCCATGTACTTTTGTTCTTATCTTTTCTGACATATCCAAGATGGTCAACAATTATAAGATCGAACGGTGATCCACTTTCACTATCTGCCTTAACCACCTTCTTCAACTCACTTGTTCCAAGAGATATATTGTCCTTGAAAAACTTTAATAGATTCTTGCTTCTATCAAAGAAATTAAGTCCACCATCTAAGACGTCTTTATGATGTTTCAATTCAGCAAATGGTATTCCAGCCCACTCTGCTATAGTCCTTTCAACCAATGTCTCTGTAGACATCTCAAGCGAACAAAACAGCACTCTATTTCCCTTGTCGATGTTCTTCTTGGCAACATACATTGCAAAAGCCGTCTTGCCCATCCCAGGATCAGCAGCACAAATCATCATCTCCTCTTTCCTCCTCTTGCCCCATGCTTTATCAAACTCAGGATGCCCAAGTGTGATAGGTGATAATCCTTTCCCTGTTAAAATGTTGTCTTTAACATTTGCTACAAGCTCGTCTGAATCATAAAACATATCCTCAACGTCCATTCTCTGATAACCAAACTTACATCTGCTTTTATCGCAGAATTGTAGAACATAGTCATTGTTGTTACATCCAAACTTGTTGTTATGCTTAAACGCAGACTTCACTGTCCTGGCCACCTCTTTATCCTCAAGTCCTCCGAATCCATTTAATAATTCAACAGTATCTTCTTCTGATGCGTTCTGGCTTTTCATAAACAGCGCAACAGTATAACAAGCATTGTTCCTTTCCCCCTTGCCTACCCCTTCAGTTAACATCCTCCTAATACATGGAAGTGTTTTTATATCATCAATACTTTTAGGCATATATTCATTCTTCTTTCTCTGTGCTTCATGGCTCGCTTTCTCTGTCTTGTCGAACCCCTCTCTAAACTTCTCATTAAAACTAAACTCTGGAGCCTTGGTGGTTCTAGGGTTCGATGCAAGTACTAGAATCGATTCTAAGGTGCCTCCTAGCTCCTCTCGAGTGATTCTAACCTTAAAATGACCCGAACTACCATGCTGGGTATTATTCAGTCGTAAGAGCCTCTTACGGTCGTATATTGCAAGATCGAGAGTCTTAAGCCGTTTAAGGAACTTTAAATTCCTAGCTATCTGTTTAAATACAGTGATTGTGTCCACCTTTAAGCCTAGATCCAGCACTTCTTGTCCTGCTATTAAATGAAAACCCTTATTTCCACTGAAGAATATATCTAGTTTTATTCCGAACACCTCATCGAAGTAATCGTAAATATCGATAGACTCCTTTCTTGCTATATCGACATCATCTTCGCTATCCATGTCAAACACCAACGGTGCAATATAAGCCGACGAGTCCTGCTCTGGCTCCTCGTATGACATGTACGTTGCGTAGCACTCTTTGTGTTCATGCTTCTCACAAAACTCTTTGTGCATTTCTTTGGAATCCTCTCGCATTAGAGGGTTATCACCATCCATTTCTTGAAACTTTTTGTGTGCAAATCGGATATACATTATTTTTTGTTGTTAAATACTTTGTTCATCAAGTCGGAACCCGATAACTCACTGATTGGCTGTTCCTTTACTTCATCGAGCCAACACTTACCCCTAAGCCATGATGCAGGATAAGGGATGTATTTTCCCCCATCTTCTAGCCAGCTTGCGCTCTTCTTCTGTTTAGCTATCGCAGCCAACAATACGTCAACATCCTCGGCCACACCCTTGAACGCTTTTTCAGCATCCCCTTTCTTCCTCTTCTTGGGATATGCTGAGTAGAATGTTTCGAAGTGTGCACCGTATGTTTTCTTTTCCTTTATTTCCTTTCCTTTCCTTTCCTTTATAGCAT